TGCAGGATGTCCTCGACCGGGACGTTGACGATGATGCCAGCCCAGTTCGCGTAGTCGTAGCGGCGCGGGTCGCCCTCGGGGTCAATCCACACCTGCTGCATCGACTCCGCATTGATGGCGCGGAGGGCCACGGGGGGACGCGTCGGGGCCGTGCGGTCCATCTGGAAGAACGCGTTGCCATACCCGAGATAGTCAACCGCGAACCGCGCCCGGAACTGCCGCGCCGTCATCCGTGGGGCGGGGTAGTCGAGGAGCTTTTGAAGCGGGTGCTCCGGGCCGACACGCGACTCGTAGTTCCCACGCTCTTGCAACACGACGAGCGGGACGGACGCGATAATGTCTGCGACGACACGGACACACGCGTGAACGACGGGGTGCTTGTTGAACCCGATGTTGCGGATCGTGGCCCCGTCGTAGCGGTACTCGCCGGGGTTCGCCGTGCGGACCAACGCCATCTGCTGCTGGCCGTTGGGCAGGTTCGGATACGTCGTGGGAATAATGGCGCGGGTTTCGTCCCCGTCACCACGCAAAGCGCGGAGCGCGGTGCTCACACGCGAAAGGAACGACCTGCGCTCGGATTCAGACAAACGTGCGCCCCGTGCGTGAAGGGGTGGGACTTGCCACACAACACGTTACGCGAAAGCAAGCAAGGGCGCAAGCCCTACACGACATCACACCACAAACACGCTCGGCCCCTTCTTGATGAGCGGAGCCAAGGCGTACCGCACGGCGTCCCACACGTGGTCGTTGCCGGGGTGCAAGGCCGGTAGGACTTCCTCGGTGCGCGGGTCGGTCTTGTATCGCCACAACCGGGCTTCCTCGATGGCTCGCTTGCATCGCGGGTGGATCACGATGTCGGTGTAGGTGCGGAGGTGCTGGATGCCGTCTTGCACCGAGCCGGACCACTTGGGCGCGGCCTCGCATCGGAACCCCCGCTTCCGCATCTCGGCGATGGTCTCGGGCCGTGCCGCGTCCGCTCGGATGACGTGCTCCCGTGCCTTGGGGACGCTCTCGAAGACCCGCGCCGTCGCATCGCTGTCAAGCTGCACCCCGCCCACATCGTACTCGACGTAGAGCCGCCCGTCGTGGAGCCAGAGCTTGACGAGGGTGGTGGGGTCGTGCGCGAAGCCCCAGTCTGCGCCGAAGTACGGCCCCTGCCAGCCCTCGCCGGGGGTGAACTCGGCCACGCGCCACTTGCCCGCCAAGACCTGCGCGTCCGACCGCGCCCACGGCTTCCCGCCCCACACGTGCGCGTGAGCCTCGGGGTCGGCCTTGAGCAGGGCGTCGGCCTCCTCCTTCAAGACCGCGGGGAACCACGGGTTGTCGAGGTAGCTGACAAGCCGAACGACCGACCGCTCGGGTGGCGAGGTCACGAACCGCTGATAGGTCGGGTCGGATTCGAGCGCGGGGTTGAAGGTCACCCAAATCTCGGACCCCGGCTTGCGGATCGTGGGCACGAGGGTGCGCCAGCTATGGTCAGAGACGGCCTCCGCTTCCTCGACCCAGCAGAGGTCGATGCCTTCCGTGGACTTGATTTGCGCGATGTCCCGTCGCAACCCCTTGAACAGGAACTCGGTCCCGTTGGCCCCCAAGATGGCCGACTCTTGGATGGTGTAGAACGCGGAGAGCCCGAGGAGGTCAATCTGGTCCGCGAGGACGCGATGCACCGAGTCGCGGATGCTCGCCTGATACTCGCGGGCGCAGAGGATACGCAGCGGGGTCGAGAGCCCGTGGATCAGCAGGGCGCGGGCGTATTGCCACGACTTCGCCGAGCCACGGCCCCCGTAGGCCACGCGGTAGCGGAGCTGGCCCAGCGTCGGCGTGTAGAGGAACCCGAACGCCTTGGGCGTAGGGACCGAAAGCGCGGTCACCCGAAGAGGTCCGGGTCCGACGTCTGCGCCGCCCAATGCGCGATGCGTTTGCGGGCGATCTCGACGTACTCGGCGTCCAGCTCGGCCCCGAGGTAGCGGAACCCTTCAAGGACCGCCGCGCAGCCGGTCGAGCCGGAGCCGTTGAAGGGGTCGAGGACCAGCCCCCCCGGTGGCGTGACGAGGCGGCAGAGCCAGCGCATCAGGGCGATGGGCTTGACCGTTGGGTGCAAGTTCTTGACGTCCCCCGCTTCCCGTTCGCGGCGGGACGCTTTGGCGGTATAGAAGAAGCGGGAGGCACCGCCGGTGTCGCCGTAGAACGGTGAGTCGGACACACCGTTAAACTTGCCTCGGCTGTTACTGGTGCTTGGCCCTGTCATAGTCGGTCCACTCGCTTTTCCAGAAGCACCACGCTCCCCACTCTGCGCGTCCAGCAGTTGCGCCGCGTCCTCGTCGAGGCAGACGTTCGCGGGCCAGCGACCAGCGGCCATCTCGCGGTCAATCGGCGTGGCCTTGTTGTTGTGCGCGTTCCATCCCGATGACTGCCCAAGCGCAGACGCCCCGCTCGCATTGCCGCCAACACTCGGGCCACCAGCAATCCGACACCCATCCACGTTGATGCCGCCCGTCCCGTGCGCGGTCACGTTCGCGGCGACCGTGCCGATGAGCGGCTTGCGGGCGAGGACGATGGGTTCCCACGCGGGCTTGAGCGCGGTGCCCCAGCCGTCCCACTGCTTCGCGGCGTCCGTAGCGGGGCGGGTGATGTCGGCTTGCACTTCGCGGCGTTCGCCAGCGCGAATCTGCAAGGCATTGCCGCCACCCTGTATCATCGTGCGCTCTTCCACCACTTCCCGCTCGGCCTCGTGACGCTCGACAAGCTGGTCAACCCAGCCCGGCACATCACCGCACAACGGGCGCAGCGTTTGCCATATCGAACGGGTCGGGACCGCAGGTTGTCCGGCGATGCTGGTGGCATAATAATGCCCGGCCATCGTTCCGTTGGCGCTGATGTGGCCGTCCTGAATCATCGCATCGGTCGTTGTCTTTCTGCTGACGCCAGTTGTCCGAAACCACGCGCAGAACCGCAACGCCCGATCCGTCTCGCCGTTTACCTTGTCGATGGCCTTGCCCACGTCCAGCGACTTCGGGAACCCGCTTCCGTAGAGCCACGAGAGGCAGTCGCGTATCTCCCAGCCCGCGTCCTCGATGGCGACCGCAAGCCGGTGAAACGTCCGCGTCCCGCCGAACGCGACGAGGTGCGCTCCCGGCTTGGCGACCCGCAGGGCTTCCGTCCAGAACTCGACTCCGGGGACTCCGTGGTCCCACTCTTTGCCCATAAAGGCAAGGCCGTACGGGGGATCGCTGACGATGGCGTCCACGCTGTCGGCGGGGAGCGACCGCATCACGTCGCGGCAGTCCCCGTGGCGTACTTCCCACGTTGTCATTAGTCCTCGATGGAGGGGGCGATGAGTTCGACGCGGATCGCGGACGGGGCGATGGGCTTGTCGCCGCTGGTCACGTCGATGGGGATGAGCTTGGTGGCGAGCGGGTAGAACTTCTCGGGGTTGGCGGCCCCCCACTCGTGGAGCGGGATTTGCTCGTTGACGAGCGCGAACGCCTCAATCCACGCCTCGCGCACGGTCTTGGTGGCCTTGTTGGGGGTACCCTTCTTGCGGCCCCCGGTTTTGGGCATCCCTTTGGGTCGTGCCATATGTGTACCGAATCTAGGACAGAATGGACGGGCGTCAACTTGCTAGGTGGTGCGAGGTCGAGTCAACGGGCGGTGGTATGCTCGGAGGAGGTTCGCCCTCATCGGCCTTACGAGTGCAGTGGCGACCGGTGTTATGCGAACCGGGACGGTTACACCCCACCACCTAGCAAGCGAGTGACGCTGCGCTATTCCTCGGGATCGCCGAGGGTTTCGCGGACGGGCTTGTCGGTCAGCGGGGTGTAGTGGTTCGGGTCATAGCCGACGGCATCGTCGATAGCGGGGCCGAAGGCTTTCTGCCAGTTGCCGGTGAACGTCTCGGGCGGGACGGAGAGGGGGCGCGGGGTGTCACCTTTGCCGGACATCGGTGCGTCTCCACGAGCGGAGGAGGGAGAGGACGAGGAGCAGGGGAAGGGTGGCAAGCAAGAGGGCGATGGTCAAGAGCGTGTCGATGGCGCGGCGCAT